AACTTTCATATTATTATTTCGTTTAGGTCTAAAGCTAGGGTCATCTTGCATATAAGCAATCTCCGCAGCTAAAGCTTCTGCATCTCTGTGATCCATTAATTAGGTCCTTTAATATGTTGTGATAGATTATTAATTTTATCTTCTAAAATATCAATTCTTTTATTAACAACATCTACAGATTGTTGGCTGATTATTTGAGATTGCCTTAACAATTTTAAACTTTTAACTATTTCTTTTATTATCTCCGTCATTTTCTTTCTCCTCTAATTTAGTTTTTAATATTTTTATTTGTTCTTTATAAACCTCTACTTTTTTAGTTAGATCTTTTACTTTTGCGTCTAACTTTTTTATCTCCTCTACCATTGGATTGTACATTCAAGACCTCCTTTATATATTTGTCGGTTGATAAATTTTTTTTCTTTGCCTGGTACTCAACATATTCATTGACTAGTTTTGATATCATTGAAGCAGGTGACCTAAATTTTTCATTACAAAGTCCTTTCAACAATTCATAGTCTGGTTTTCTAACTGCTACTGATTTAAATTTATCTATATCCATTTTTTTTACACTCCTCTTTCATTTGTTTTTTTGTTTTTATATTTTTGTTATAGATTACATTCCAAACTCTTTCGAAGTAAGGATTGTTATCGCCGAACGACCAACCTTTAGCTTTACTTAATCGATTGATTGCAGCAATCTGTTTATCTTGCCAAGATAGTTCACTAAATTTTAAAATAGCCATATCATTCCTATTGTAAATAAAAATAACTTTGGAAATACAATCATTAAAAATAAAATGATTCCTAACATTTGTAACCAGGTCATCTGCTCTCCAATTCGTCCATTGCTAACTTACTACACAAGTCTGTATGCAATGGTCTATGATATTCTTCACCCATTTTAACGTGAACATTTTTTAATTTATCTGCGATGCGATCAAAGTTTTCACCCTCAGATAAAGCAATGTCCATTTTTTCTATTATGGTTCTGAATAGTTTTGATTTACTTTTTAAGTTCATTGTTTTTCTCCTTGTCCCATTAATATAAGAACAGGTATATGAGTGTCAAGCATAAATTTTGTGTTATGATGCTATATGGCTGAATTTGTATTAATTGGTGTTTTATGTGTTTTTAATCCTTTCACAGGTGCACCTAATTGTTTTAGTTTTGCTGAAGATCCAATAATTTATTACACAAAAGAAGCTTGTGAAGACACACGTGTCAAAAAAACTAAGGAAATAGCGGATAATATGACCTCAAAAGGTATACAAATTATAGAACTAAATCTGGATTGTGTTGTTGACAACAATTCTAAAAATACTTGATTTTGCACTTATAAGTTGATAAGATTATCTTATGAAGCAATATTTGTTCTCGGCAAGAGCTGCAGGGTTATTAATTCGTAGTACCGTAAACGCAGCTAATGATGAAGAGGCACAAGAAGGCTTCGTTAAAAACCTAAACGAAGGTAAGTTTTCGGTGTCAAATGAAATTCTATATACACCTAGACGTATCTTCGTAACTTATGAGGAGCTAGATAATGGCACTGCAAAAGTTAATATCGGAGAAACTTCAGTTGGAGTCCAAGTGGGCACAACAGGCGTTGGAACAAGGTAGAGTAACAACTGATATGAAGTGGATTGATATTAAAATTAAGGATCTTAAAACTAAGATCAATGAGCAAAGCGTTGAAGATGCTAAGCTTAATTTGTATGATAAAGCTGGTTAGTTAACTAGTTTTATTTTTTTTTCTTTTCTTATATTTCGCGAAAGCGTTACAGGTATTCTGTCACGTTTTATTACACAGGGTGCGCAATAATAATCTACATTATTTTCAACTACGTGTGCTATGGAGTTACATTTTTTACATCTGTAAATAGGTGAAGACATTTTTCAGTATACTTTTTCATTTTACCTTCAAAACAAAAACTTAAATCATTTACATTTGGATGCATTTCCCAAACTTTAACATTCATTCTTGAAAAAAAATTAACTTCAGCATCATCTTTAGCTACATAAAAAAGACTAGCATCTCCGTGTTTTCTTAAAACTTTAAATCTATGGTTACCGTTTCTTAAAACATTATCTTTATCTAAAACCATAGGACATAATAAACCATTTCTATTTACATCATCTCTTACTGTTTGTTTAAACTCTGCGTGTGTGCCGTGTCTTAATACAACATCATCAAACTTAACTATTTTAAGTTTATTTTTAAATAACATATATAAAGGCCAAATTACTGTCCCAGTGCCTTCTACAATATTTTTATGAAGCTTGTCCAAAGTCATCTCCTATTGATACATCTACTTTACTTGGTACTTTAAAATCCATACAAGTTTCCATTGTTTCTTTTATTAATTTTACTTCATCGTCATTCTTGATGTCAAAACATAATTCATCATGTATCTGTAATTTTGGTAAATGTCCTGCTTCATAACAACTTACAATAGCTTGTTTTGTTTGATCTGCTGCGGATCCTTGTATTAATCTATTTAATGCTTTATATGTAAATGCTCTTTTAATGTTATTTCTACCATATTTAGAACAAGCATTTTCAAAGGTTTCTGGGCTGTGAATACCAAAGTCTTTAGGTTCCCACATATCAAACCTACATTTTCTACCTTTTTTTGTTCTTATGACTCCTTCATCACTTGCTTTTTGCATACATCTATCTGATAATAATTTAACAAATGGAACTTTTCTATTATATTTTGCAATTAAAGCTGATGCTTCTTCTGTTGATAGGCCAAGGCTGTTTGCTAATTTATTCTTTCCCATCCCGTACATTAATCCCAACCCAATTGTTTTTGCTTGCTTTCTCTCTATACCTGCTAGATCTGCTACTGTTTGATGGAAGTCTGTTTCTGAATTCGCATACGCTTCTACCAGCTCATTAGATCCTTCGTATCCTTCACCAATAGAAGCTGCGTAATGAACTACCATTCGTGGTTCTTGCTGACTGTAGTCAAATGACCCCCACCTACATCCTTGCTCAGGTAAAAAGAGTCCTCGGATTTTAGGGCCGAAGTCTTTGTTACGAGCAGGAAGCTGCTGTAAATTAGGATTAGCCATAGACAAACGACCAGAGACAGTCCCACCACTATCAGAACGTAGTTGATTGATTTCACCATGTATCCTCCCGTTATGTTCATATCTTAGTATTGAATCTAAAAATGTACCGTGAAACTTGTTGATCTCTCTAGCTTGTGCTATAAATTTAGATATGTCGTGTTTAGAATTTGCCAACCAATTAGCTGTAAAAGATGGTTCTTGAGTTTTTTCGGTACGTGGATAGTCTAGACCGAGTCTATCGTAGGCTTCTCCGATTTGTCGTGCTGCCCATATGTCTATGTCTTTTCCTACTAGTTGTTTTATTTTTTGTAGATATTCTTTTTCTTGATTTTGGAATTCCAATTTTAATTGATTAGCTTTTTCTACATCTACTCTAACACCTTTCATTCTCATTTGTATTAGAATTGGTAACAACTTATTTTCTAGTTCCCATACTGTAGTTAAACTTTGATTCTGTAATTCAGGCTTGAATCTTTGCCATAAAAGGTACGTGAGCCGTGCATCTTGTTCCGCGTAAAAACCAACATGCTCTGCAGGTAAACGCCACATCTCTGCTTTAGGATCTATTCCGTGATCTTTAGCAGCTTCATTTAAATCGTTTTCTGATTTTAATTCTCCTAAGTAATCTTTAGCTAATGCATTTAAACTATAAGACCATCTGTTTTCATTAATCACACCAGCTGCAATCATCGTATCAACTATTTCACCATTAACTTTGATACCCATATGCTGTAACCAACCAACATCATACTGAGCATTATGAAATATTTTTCTTGAAGGTAAGGCACATACATCTTTCATATACTTTAACACTTGATCAGGTATCATATTACCTCCACCCTGGTGTTTAAAAGGATAATAACCTTGCCAACCTTCTACAGCCACAGCAAAACCAATAACATAACCATTACCTGTAGCCCAACCTGCACCAAGTTTATTATTAATACCTTCGTCTCTAGTTTCTAAGTCAATTGCTATTTCATCATAAGCACTTAGATCTTTATATTCTGAGGGACAAGACCAAATATGTTTTTTAAAATTAAATGTAAATTGAAGTGCGCTTGTCATGCTGATTGTTTGTTAAAATATAGTACCATTTTTCGTGATCCTTCGTGCTTTTCTAATCTTTTCTTCATTCGTTGATTCTCTCTATATAACTTATCTACTTTATCTTTTAAAGTTTTAATTTGTTCTCGGTATTTTAAATTCCAATTGATACCGATTGCACTCATTTTTTTAAATCTTTTAATTTTTTGATTTCTAATTGACAGTAATGAATTATTTTTTGTAAGTCTTCAATACCGTTTTTATTTAAATACCTACAAACGTACTTCACAACATTCCCCTGAAAGAAGCTAAGATTATTTTTAGATATAAATTCGTACGGTTGAATGTGAAACGATTTATAATGATCTCCACCTATTTGTTTACTTTGTGGAAATGCTTCTTCAAACATTTTTTTATCTGTCATTCTGATTCCTAACATTGTTATTTAAATTAATCAATTTAATACTTTCCATATTGCTCTTCCTATTTCTTCCGCGATTTTCGGGACGATAGCATTTCCCAATCCTTTAAGTCTGTGTGTCCTGCCGGGTACCCCATTAACCACTCTACCCACATTGGGTTCAGAGAGCCAACTTGCTTCCCGCAATGTCCAGCTACGACTTCCTCCAGATTCGCTTTGTTCCTGTTCGCTAACTTCTCTCGATTTTTCTCCGTTATGTTTGGTATCACTTTGTTCGCTCTTGGTGTTGGCCATAACTTTACTGCTGCTGGTAACATTATTTGATTGCCTCTCTTCTGTATTGTTCTCGCGTATCTCCCGTTGTCGTTGACGTCCTGTTTGTACATCCCTCGTGTTGGAGTTGGCCACATCATCTGTTCGTGAGCCACTTGATCGTTTAAACTTATAGGCATTTTCTTTTGCAATTTCATTTTCATTCTCTTTGCTGAACTCGGTCCCCTGTCGCAATGTGCGTCTGGTGTTCTCCATAATCTCATTGTCTGTTCGTCTACTTGTTCTCTCAGGTTCGAGGGTCGTGTTCGTCCCTTCCTTTGTCCCTGCATCAATTTTATTGTTCCTTCCTTTGATCTTGGAGGCAAGTGATCCATTGTGTTCGGAGTAGCCCACAATCCAGACTCGCTCTCTTTTGTGTGGAGCGTTGACGCCTGCAGCTGGAATAATAAACGGTTGGATTTCGAAGCCTTCACTTTCCAAGTCAGAGCACACTGTTTCGAAAACCATGCCGTCTTGGATGTTAATAATACCTCGGACATTTTCTGCAATAATGAAGGTGGGTTTGACTTCTTTAATAACTCTAAGCATATCTGGCCAGAGATAGCGGTCATCACTTGTTCCCTTTTGTTTTCCTGCAACGCTGTACGGCTGGCAGGGGAAACCACCTGTGAGAATGTCGATGGGTTCTTCAATGTCTTCTCCTTTGATTGTTTTAATGTCATCGTATATCTTAACTCCTTTCCAATGTTTTTGCAGCAACAATTTACAATAAGGTTCTTTTTCGCAAAAAGCTACAGTTTTAAATCCTACTTTTTCTAATGCTAAACTAAATCCACCAATACCACTAAATAGATCTAAATGATTCATTTCTCTCCTTGTACATAAACTAAATAATCTTCTCCTATTGGATAATGATACTTATAGTCTGTACTTAATAAATGTAAAGAGTCTCTTGCTCTAGTTACTCCTGTATACCAAACTTTCTTTTCATTTGATTTTTCTTCCTTATCTTTATGTCTAAAGCTAGAAGGCCAATTTGCTTTTGAATATAGTAATACGTGATTAGCTTCATCACCTTTTACAGAATGTATGGTATCAATAATTACATTAGGTGCTTCATCTAATTTAGATTGTTTGTATCGCTTTAATAATCTTAAAAAATAAATTACTTGTCTTGGTTTAAAGTTACGTCTAAGAATCCACCACCATTGTTTCTTTCGTGCTTCATCAGGTAAATCTAAACCACACCATTCTTTTAATGTTTGAAAGTTATATCTTTTATAATCTGGTTCTTTACTCCAAAACTTAGGGGTTCTATAATCAGGATCACTTACTTCCCTTATGTATTTGTACATAGATTCAGCTTCTTTTTTCATAATCTCTCTACCATTAGATATAGCTGTCCAGGCTTTAATAGCTAACCATTGTTCCTGATCAAATGATTTTCTTCCGTGATTATCAGAAAAATAAATACCTGCATCTTTAGCTAAAGCTTTTAATTCATTAACTGTTGTATGTATTCGTCCTAACATAAACCATTTACCATCATCTTTTTCAAAAGGTATTTCTTTAAAACTTAAATATCTTTTAACAGTTCCGTCTTTAACTAGTGGTTCAAATTCTTTATCCACACTGTCTATAATTCCTTTCCTAACCACTTGGGAAAACTGATGGATAGCTGTACCAAATCTTCTAGTCTTTCTTAAAATAACCTTACGTCCTGGAAAGTATTTAGTGAAATATCTAGTATCTGCACCGTTCCATTGATAGATAGCTTGGTCATCATCTCCAGCTAAATATATTCTTTTAACCTTATCAGCCATTTTATAAATTAAAGACCACTGTAAAGGTGTAAAGTCTTGAGCTTCATCAAGTATTAATAGATCTAACGATGGAAAGTCTACTTCGTGTAGTGCTCGTTCAACCATATCTGTAAAATCTAAAAAGGATCTTTCACCACCTGAAGTTTTGTAATGTTCATAGGTGCTTATCTTTCTAGTAAACACATCTAAACTATCTTTCTTTTGTGATTCTCTTTTATAAACTAAAATAGGATCTTCTAATAAGTTTCTTGCTTTATCATAGATACCAATAGACCAGTCACTATAAGTAAAATTATCTTGAGATAATCTATTATCAGATCTTTTAACAAAATTGTTTTGTAATGCATAATCAATCATACAATCTTTAGGATCAAATATTTCTTCTTCAAAATATCTACGACAATAAGAATGTAATGTTCTAAATCTGCCAAATGACTTTGAATCTAAATGTGGAAAAGCATCTAAAGCTCTTGTTTTTGCTGTATCTACTGCTTTATTTGTAAATGATATAAATGCAATCTTATCAGGATCTGTTCCGTTTTTAAGATATCTTTTTACTACTCTCTCAATTAATGTCCAAGTTTTTCCAGTTCCAGGTGGTCCAAATATCTTAATCGTTTTGAGATGTATTTGTTTCTGTTTCTGGAGTCCTAAATTTTTTGTGGTAGTCATCATCCATTTCGCTTAGTTGTTCCTGTGTATTGTTCTTAGGTTTTATTTTTTGGTGATTAACAAACTCAGGCATTTCAACATACCATATGTTTCTTTCACCTTCAAAGAAATCGTGTTTTTTACAACCTAGTAATCTTATAGCCTGGTTAACAGTTTTAAATGGAGTCTTTCTTTTATCTAAGAAGTCAGCCAATGTATTACGTTTAAAGTAACAAATATTAGTTTTGCTATCTAATACTGTATAACCATCTTTAAGTTTTGTATAATCATCTTGTTCAATTGTACTTTCAAAAAATCTTTTAAGTGTATTATATTTTTCCTCTTCAACTGTATCTTCGTATTTAAGAGATTTATTTTCTTCTGCTGTTTCTAATAAATGTTTCATTAGCAGCTCAAATGGACTCGGCCCCTTCTTAGGTCTAGGTAATGTTAACCAAAAAATTCTATATTTAGCTAAACATACACGCCAAGATTTCTCATCTTTAGTATCTTCAGGTTTGAAAGTAATATGTCTATCTCTAAACATACATTCATATATAATACCTTTAGAATCTTCAGTATAAGTTAATTCTGTAAATTCATTTTTAATATCTGGTGCTTGTACACCAATACCAAGTTTTCTAAGTTTACAAGTTTCTTTATCACATATAGATGCAACAAATCCGTGTTTAGGAGGACAGAAGTATTCATACCCTTTATTGTGTACTGATTGAGCAGTAGCATCACTTTCAGATCTTCTTAAGGGACCTTTAGGGTGATTAGCATAAATAACCTTTTGTCTTTCCCAAGCTATATCTTTTAATTGTTTAACTGAAAGATTACCTTCTGCCTTTTTCATTTCAGTAACACAAATATTAAACAACATATTGTTTCTCTCACCTGTCCAACCTTCTTGAATTACTTTTTGCACACAAGGTGGATACTCTCTCCAATCTGTTTCTGCATTATATTCAGTTACTTTATATTTATAAAAATCTTCAGGATTAATTGCTTTTGCTTTAGCTAATTCAATAAAACCACCTAACATTAAAGGTGTATTGTTATCATCAAACGCATATTCAACCGCTGCATCTGCTTTATGGTATGGCATACCTACAGCTTTGTTCATTGGAAATACTTCTTTTGATAAAAAGTATTCTTTATTAATTTCTAATAATTTATTTTTAACTTTGTCTTTATCGGCCCAATCAGTAAAAAATATAAATAAATGTAAACCACCTGATTTAGATTTTACAGGTATCAATGGTAATTCAAAATCTCTAATAATATCTACATATTTTTTTTGTGAATAATCTTTATAGTTAGCTGGATCAATATCTATAACAGACCATTTTAATCTATCACCGTTCTCAGGTCTGACACCAATTAAAGTTTCACCTTTAATGTGTTTCTCCCATAATTCCTCTGTTACAGGTTCGTGGATCGTGAGGTATGAAGCTTTACGCTTACCCCTTTCATCGGTCTCTCCCGTAAGAGAGACTTCGATGAACTGGGAAGAGTCACCCTCAAATAATTGAAGTAACTCTTTTTGCATTAGAATGGAGTACTATCATTTTTAATCTGCTTCGCATTTAAAGCAGACTCCTCTTTACCAAAATCAACCTTACCAAAGATGTCGCTTTTCTTTGCGGTCTCATAAAACGCTCTTGTCGATTCTAATGTACTCGACAATTTTGGATCATCTAGATATCTATCGAATTCAACAATCCAACCGTACCAAGAGTTTTGTGAGTTTGATTCTTTAGTCGTCTTTAATCTATAGGCAGTTGCCCAAGACGGCGGAGTAAAGAAACCTTTTTTACCTTGTAGTCTTCTACTTGCAATCATTGAATTCCAAGTTTTAGACTTTTTCTTCTGAGTAGATTTCATAGAGATCAACGCAGTTTCCACAGGATTATAATCTTTATCCAAAACATATACAAAATGATTTCCTGTATCTTCTACATAGTTACCATTTTCTAATCTGTCTTTACCATCATCGCCTCTACTTGTTTGAGACATAATGGATGGATCAGTGTGTATTCCTACAGGTCTTCCTGGGCTGTCACCTCTGTCTTTCCACTCATTGAAAGTGTTTATATATAAACACGGTACAACAATTAATCCGTCTTTACCTTTGTAAAGATTTCCAGATGTTTCATTGTAGATGTCACCTTGTTTAGCAGACTCAATATACTTGCCATCTGATTCGTCAAGTACTGGTGAATTTGCGTAAAGGATTTTTAAGATAGGGAGTTTTGTATCCCTTGCAGTTACGAACTCTTGTCCTTGTCCTGCCATTTCTTCCAAATTAAAATTAGTTGGAAGGGATGCTTCTTTTTTTACTGCTACATCCTTTGCAGCTTCTTTTGCTTGTTGCATTGTCACTCCTTCGTTGTGATCTTTGTTCGTGTTGCTACGTAAACACCGAATAAATCGGCAGGAACATTTTTCCCTTTTTCAATTTGTTCTCTTACGAACGCCTTGAGGGTCATTGGTTCTACCTTTTCGGCTTGTTTAACATTATGCCCTTTTTGTCTTAATTCGTCAACTAATGTTTTTGCAACATTGTCTTCATTACGACCAAAGGTTAATGTGACGTTATTTTTAATTAGATCTCCGTAATTATTTTCTCGGAGCCAATCAAAAGCTTCGTCAGTTCTGGATGCAGGAATTCTCGCACCGTAATATGGTTTTATCTCTACAGATGAACCATCAGTAAGTTTGAGTGCTGCTACACCAGCTTTCTGCATTAAGTTTGGAATGTCCTGTTCAGAAAGTTTTAGCTCTTCTTCTTTTTTCTTTTTTAGTTTATCTTCAAGCGTTGTTACTTCTTTCTGGACGTCCAATAACTTATTACAGAGTTCAGCGATATCCTGAGATACGCTTGTGTCGATAGTTATTTCTTTCGACAGTTGTTCTAAGTCCATAACGACCTCCTTAAATCCCATCTAATTTTATTAATTGACAATGTCAAGAAAAAATTTATATTATCTATAAAAAACATTAAATTGTTTTGAATGACGAAGCATGGATAAATTTATTTATAAAACTAAACCTTTTGAACATCAACGCACAGCTTTAAAAAAAGGAGCACAACATAGTGCTTATGCCTATTTTATGGAAATGGGTACAGGTAAAACTAAAGTAGCTATTGATAATGCTAATTATTTATTTTCAATAAAAGCAATAACACACGTATTAGTTGTAGCACCTAACTCTGTATATCGTAATTGGATTAAAGAAATAGAAACACATTCTACAAACGAATCAACCATTAGTGTTCACAAGGATAAAATTATTTATGGTGAAGGTAAATTAAATTGGTTTTTAATTAATGTTGAAGCTTTATCACACAAGTCTGGTGTTAAGATAGTAGAGGATAAATTAAAAGTTATAGGTAGTCGTTGTTTGATGATTCTTGATGAATCCACCACAATAAAAAACAGATCAGCAAAACGAACAAGAAACATCTGTAAATTAGGTAAACGATCAGCGTACCGAAGAATCCTAACAGGCTCACCAATAACAAAATCTCCATTGGATCTATATACACAATGTGAGTTTTTAAGTCCAGATCTTTTAGGTTTTGATTCTTTTTATACTTTCCGAGCTAGATATGCAGTGATGCAACAAGTTGAAATGGGTGGTAGGCAAGTATTATTTCCTAAGTATTATACTAACTTAGATGAATTAACTGAAAAGTTAAAATCATTCTCTTATAGAGTAAAGAAACAAGATTGTTTAGATTTACCTGAAAAAATATATACAACTAGAAACATAACTTTAACTGAAGAACAAATTAAAGTTTACAACAAATTAAAAAAACAAGCGTTTGCTATCGTTAATAGCCAGGAAGTAAGTTTTGCAAATAAACTGACAGAAATTTTAAGACTGCATCAAGTTGCAAATGGATTTGTAAAATCAGATGAGGGAGAGATTAATGTGTTTGAAGATTGTCCTAAGCTAAAAGAATTACTAAGTATATTGGAGGAAGCTGATGGTAAGTTTATAATATGGGCTAATTATGTACAAAACATAAAAACGATAATTGATAAACTTAAGGAGGTCTACGGTGCTAACTCTGTGGTTTCTATTTTTGGAGAAGTATCAACAGAAGATAGGCAGGAAGCTGTCCGAAAGTTCCAAAATGATGATGGCTGTCGTTTTTTTGTTGGTAATCCTACCACTGGTGGTTATGGTCTTACTCTTACAGCTGCCTCTTATGTGGTTTATTTCAGTAATTCGTACAATTTGGAAGTTAGAGAACAATCAGAAGATAGAGCACATCGAATCGGACAAAAGAAAAATGTAACTTATATTGATTTGATTGCTGAGAGAACTATAGATGAATTTATTATTTCTGCGCTAAGTAAGAAACTTAAACTCAGCGCAGAAACACTTGGTGAGCAAACCAAAAAATGGCTTACTTAATTTTTATATCTAAAGGTTTTATTTCTTCAGGTTCATTAACGCCTAACTTAACAGTTAAAACGCCATCTTCCATTTCAGCTTCATTAACAATTACATCTTGATGTAAAGAAAATTGTTTAAAGAATTTTCTAGTTGCTAAACCTTTTTCAATATAGTCTTTTTCTTTGTCTTCTATTTGACCAGAAATAGTTAATACACCTTCTTTGTATTGAACTTTAACATTTTTCTTATTGAATCCTGCTAAACCCAATTCAAGACCGTATTCACCTTTTCCGTATTTTACTACATTGTAAAATGGAAACGATTGTGCTTTTGACCAACTATCAAAGATAGAGTCAAATGCAT